GTGTAGTCCTCAATGTGTCTAAGATTTATACAACCCCCACCCTAATAGCCATTTCGTATAAATATTATACACCTCAAACTGTATTCTTTTTATACACTTGCGGATACTTCCGCTTATCCTGCTCCGTCTTCAACCCATGGCACGGTCTGCACATTGATACTAGGTTCTCATTATCATGAGTACCACCCGCTGCCAGTGGTATGTAGTGGTCAACGAGTTCGGCTAGTACCACGCGGCCTGCTTCCTTGCACCACTCGCACAGCGGATCACGTCCGCGCTTCGCCGCCCTGATCTTCTGCCACCTACCGTCATACCCACGCGCTGTAGCGTGTGGCCTATGGTCTACCCGCGGCTGTCGTTGTGGGCAGGCGTCGGCGTGGGCTTCTCGGCATCGTGCGCACCAGCGGGGCGGGGAGGTGGGCATAGGTAGGCTTCGTTATTGCCGTAGATCACACGCTCAAGGTTTTGCGTGTTGGGCGAAAAGCCCATTCGCTTCATGTCGCGTGTGAGTTCAGCAATGTGCTTTCGACGCTGCCGCAACCGCCACTCGCGCACCACACTAGCCAGCCATTGAGCAAATTGGTCGATCATCACAACCCAGCCATCAGCGATGAGCGGTGGGTGTAGGTATTCGGAAGCACCTTAACCACAGTGGCTTGCGCCGTTATCCGCGTGGCGATCTCGTTTGGTTCAGCTAACAGGAAAACCCGCGTGATTGCCTTGTCTTTTTTGCGCTGAATCAGCCGCGCCACAGCACCAGCGGTTTTGAGGATGCGCAAGGTTGCAAGGCTGATTGCTCGCCGCTTACCGCTTGCGTTCTCACAAATCACAGTCGGTCCGGCCAGTTTCAAGGTGTCCAAGCGCATCTCCTCGATTGGGAGCCCGTGAGGGCTGGCGGTGATTTTCCCCACCGGGGGAGCCTTACGGCTTATTTCCATTACGCTATTTTTTTTTCACAGTGTCAAGCCTCACGTGTAATATTTTCTTCGCCGTCGCAACCCGTAGCGCTTCCCACAGCGCAGCCATCGTCGCGGATTGGTCCGCTAAGATGCGTTGCATCAGGTTGCTGTGTCGTCGTAACTCCTTTATTTCCCTACGCATTGTCGTCAACCGAGCGTACAGCAACTCTTCGTCCTCTTCGCTCATAGCGTGCCCCCAGCGCAACGGCATTTCGCGCTGAACTCGTACGGCTGTTTGAGCTGGTTGCCCTGCTCGTCCACCATGCCCTGCACCCGTACCCACTTGGTGACGCGGATTTCTCCACCTGCGCATCGTGCCGGGTGGTGGATCTTTTCGAGCCCGCGCGAGTTTGGATCGTAGTCCCAATACGTGAGCCCAGGCACCTCGCGCCCGCACCCTCCCGTATTTGCCCGAGGAGCTTCGTTTACCGGCTGCCCATGCTTCGCCTCGTTCAGCGCGTCCGCGATTTCTTGCGGCCCCGTTGGAAGCGATTTGCGGCCCAGTATGAGATCCACCGCCGCCCGAGCGTGCGCCGCATCGTCGGAGTGGCTGGCGAGAACGTCAATGAGCGAGGTGAACGTCTCCGGTGCCATGAAGCCGAACCCCTGGAGATTCGACATGCGGTTGAGCTGGGCGGTGGCCGTCCCGCGATTACAAGGCATCGTCCACCTCCAGCCCGGCCTTCAAGTCCACCGGCCCAAACCTTCGCGGCGCCCGTGGTGCTGGCGGTGCTTGCGAGTACGTGCCGTCGCGGGTCCACCATTGCGCCTGCTTCGTCCGCAGATCCGGGTTGGCGTCGTATGCCGCGCGCCACTTGCGGACGCTGGCAGTGTAGGCCAGGCAGAACCCGGCCGGGTTACCCTCGAAGCTGGCCAACTTCTGAAACTCCGAGCGCATGGCTGAAGCCGTAAGCCCGACATCGCCGCCGGCCGGCAGGTGCTCGCAGGCAAACTTCGCCGCGGTCTGGAAAAGCTCGTCGGGGTCCGGTCCGCTGTCATCGATGCGGAGCTGCTGCGGCGGGGGCGGGGCGAGCGCCAGCGCGCCATTCCCCCTTCCCCCTTCCACATTCAACATTCCACATTCAACATTCATACCGGGAACCCCCCCTATCATAGAGGCAAATCCTGGGGAACTTTGGGGAAATCGTCTATGATCGGCCAATGATAGGCCGTTTCCCCAGGATTCCCCGGGATTTGCCTCTATCATTGACGTATCATCAAGCGTTTCCCCAGGATTCCCCGGGGAACTTTGGGGAACTTTGGGGAAATCGTCTATGATCGGCTTATCATTAACCGAAATCCCGGGGAACTTTGGGGAACTTTGGGGAGGAGGGTACTCGCTCTCCTGGTCCTTATAGTGCGGCCGCTGGTGCTTCAGGAAGTTCACGCACTGGATTACCTCGACCGATCCAACCGGATAAAGGACGATCAGCCCGGCGTCGTGGAGGTCGTGAACCCACTGCGCGACGTCTTCCACGGTCGCCGGATCGAAGCCAAAGGCGTACTTTTTGAGCCGCGTCGGGCGGTACTCCAGGCGGCCTTCTTTGTCCGCCAGCGTCCACATGGCGATCCACAGAAGGCGCTGCGGATAGCCGACTTTTGCCGGGTCGTCGCTCTCGAAGAATCCCGGCTTGATGTTACGGGCGCGTGCCATAGCCGCACCCCTGTTCTCGCTTCATCTGCTCCCTCTTTCTCGGCCGCGTCGGCATAGCGGCCCCGTTTACTTCGCCCGCATCAGCCGTTTCAGCACGGCCGACTGATTCCTGCCCGCCCGCCCATCGCTAGGCGTCTTCGCTATCACGTAGCGCCGTCCGTTAGGCAAGCGCCACACCTGGTGATTCTTTTGGCGCACCAGCACGGCGCCGGCGCGCTTGAGTTGGTCGAGGATGGTCATGGCGTGGCCCGCCATATCCGGATCGCGGCGCCGCTCGTAATTGAGCCCGGTGGCATCTCATCGGCGTACCGCTTGCATGTGGTCACATACTCCACCACCCGCGCATCGTCCGCCCAGGCCCCTCCCGTGGTCAGCGCGTCTTCTGTTGACCGGATGAGCTTTGATAGATCCGGCTTGCGGTCATGCAGCGCCGTGCGCTTGCGAGACTTCGGCCGCGGAAAAATGAACACCATCTGGCACCGCACAGGCCCATCAATCGGCGGCCGTCCCGCCATGGCTTCCCGCGCAGCCCACGCCACGGAATCCCGCCACGGCTTCACCTTCTTACTGGATTCGATCATGCGCCCGTCGCCTACGTGCCGCTTCGAGCCTTGCGGCCCTGGCACGCCAAGGACGACGAGTTCGACGTCGGGCGGCCTCATGGCCTCTCACCGCGTGGATATCGAATGGTTTTTCTGGCCTCATCGTCCTGCATAAACATCTCCTCCCATGTCCAATCAGCCTGCACGTGGCTCCGCTGCCTCACCGCAATCGCTCCATCTGCCTTGTGCCCAAGTCGCCGCATGGAATTTGGCAAATATGGCTTCAGTGGCTCATCGGCGTATTGGTGGAAATCCCTCATCCCTCCACCGCCGCCAACACCGCCAGCATCACGGCCTCGAACCACTCCCGCGCGTTACCCTCGGCTGCGTCTTTGGTGATCGGGTGCCGCAGCCGCACGCAGAACGTATGGCTCGCCCCCGTCCAGAAGCCTTCGACGCGCCACCCGTCCATCTGTATCGCCGCCAGCACCTCGCCCGCGTCAGTATGTGGCCAGTCTGGAACCATTCCGCCATCGACGCGGACCAGTCGCCCGCGGAACTCGAATACCTGCCACTCCATCACGCGCTCGGCGATGGTGCGGGATTCAGCTAGGGTCCATGGGCGGGTCATTTTGCGGCCTCCTGCGATAACAGGCACTCTTCCATAAGCCAATCGCACAGGCCATCCCAGGCGCCGGGGTGCCTGTCTTTTCGCCAGCGTTTCGCGGCTTCGCGCTGCTGCTTGATCGTGTACCGCGCCGCCGCTTCTCGCTGTTCGCGCTGGGCGGTGGCGATAGGGTTGTCAGTCGATGGCATCGAATAGCCCTCCTTGAGCGCCGGCATATGCCTCCGCGCTTTCCAGGTGTTTAATCGCCGTTGAAAAGTAACCCGGCTTCAGCTCAATCCCGATGAACTTGCGGCCTTCGTCCAGCGCAACAAACCCCTCCGAGCCAACACCGGCGAACGGCGATAGCACGACGTCGCCCGGCGAGGACCACAGTTCCAGGCACCGGCGAATCAACCCGAGCTGCAGCGGGCAGATGTGCTTCTCGTCCTTTTCGTCGCGGGCGATGCGAAAGTTCAGCACGTCCGTCTGGTCGATGTCCCACCACACCGGCTCCGCGTACCGCCGCCAAATCTCCACGCTTGTCCGCCCGTCGCGGCCTTTGCGGGCGTATTTCGAAGGGTGCTGGTCGGTTTCGCGCGGATCTTGCGCCGCGTCGCCGATATACCGCTCGAACCCAGTCGGCCGCTCAATCGGCTTCGTGCTGAGATTGTCACCTGGGGGCGTCTTGCGAAAGGCCAGCACGTAGTCAGCCATTCCCTGCCGGATCTGCGAAGAATCACGCATGACGGTTTTATGGAGGAGCCCGTTGTTATTGGTCCGTTCCCGCTCCGTCACCGGGCACTTCCACACCGTCACCCGGCTATGGAACGCCCACCCGGCGCGCTCCATGGCGGCGATACACTGGCCTGGGAAGTCGCGTAGGCCGCTGGCGCCGTCACTATTCCGATACGTCGGCAGGTCCTTAACGTGCATCACGCACAACCGCCCAGTCGTCGTCACGCGAAGTAGTTCAGGCGCAAGGAATCCGAAGTGCGCAAAGAACTCCTCATCGCTCGCGCAGTTGCCCATATCGGCCTCGGAGTCAGAGTACATGTACAGGCTGGAAAACGGCGGCGAAAACACCGTCAGGTCTACCGACTCATCGGGAATGCCCTTGATGACTTCGCAGCAGTCGCCGTTGTAGAGCGCCCAGTTGCGGCCGTGCCGCTCGTCTAAAATCACGTTCATTAGATCCACCTCGGAAGATTCATTTGCTTTGTGCCGACGGCCGATGCAAGCTGGCGCCGCCCGGTACCGTTTTGAATTGCCGCCATCGCGTGAACCATGGCCGCTTTCATTTCTTCGTGCTTCTTTTGCTTTTCGCGGATCGTTTTGAGGACGGGGCCTTCCGTCTCCGCGATGACCATGTAGGCGTCAACCGGCCGAGTTTGACCGAACCGCCAGGACCGGCGCACGGCCTGATAGAACTGTTCGTAGGAGTAGGACAGCCCGCAAAAGATGTGACGGTTGCAGTGCTGCCAGTTCATGCCGAAACCCGCGATTGATGGCTTCGTGACGATGCGCTGGAACGCGCCGTTTGTGAATCCCAGTAGCTTCTCCTCTTTCGCCTCCGTCCGCTCGTCGCCGCGCACTTCGATGGCTCCGTCGATCACGCGCATCAGTTCGTCGGCCTCGTAGTTGGTGTTGCACCAGATACACCACGGCTCTTTCGAGTCGCCGATGATCTCGGCAACGCGCGCGGCCCGCGCCGGCGCCGTCAGCCGCATCTCCCGATGCAGTCCCGTCGCCGATACGTCCGCCACCCGGAACAGTTGGCCGTTGGCGTTGATGGATTGATCGACGGCTACAATCTCCTCATGAATGCGCAACTCGGGCATATTCCAGCCGTCGTCAGAAAACCCAAGGTCTGACGGCTTTTCCATGCACACTGACCACGACGCCACCCACCGCCAGTAGTCAGCTTCGGCGTGGCCTTTCAGCCGGTAGCCGCCCGCCTTCATGGTGTCGTTCAGGAACCATCGCATAAGCATTTGCCCGCCGCTCATGATGTCGAGAAACTCCGAGTGGTTGCCTAGCTCCATGTGATCGTTTGGCGACGGCGTAGCCGAGCAACACAGCTTGTAGGGCGTGCTCGCAAACGAGTCTTGCAGTAGCCGCCTGGTCGCACCGGTGAAGTTCTTTAGGATGCTCGACTCGTCCAGTACGATGGCGTCGAAGCGGCCCGCGTCGAAATGCTTCAGCATGTCGTAGTTGGCGACGTTCACACCCGTCCGCACGTCCTTCTGACTTCGGCACTGCGTGATCTCAACGCCAAACTTCGCGCCCTCTGCCACGGTCTGCGCGGTCACCGCCAACGGTGCCAGTATCAGCGCATCGCCGCCCGTATGCTGGCAGACCTGCCGCGCCCATTCCGCCTGCATGGCGGTCTTGCCGCTCCCGCACTCCGTAAAGAGTGCGAACTTACCAACGTTCAGAGCCCGCGTGATGCTCTGCTTTTGGAAGCCGAAAAGTTTGCTGTTCAGGTCAAACTCTCCGGGAATGCCGGATGGTTGCGGCTGAACGTGCTTGCCGTCAAGAAATGTACGGTAGCCGCTCACACCCGCGCCCCATCCAACGTCGCCCAGCCCTGCACGCTGGTAACCCCGTGTTCCCACTCCCCGCCCGGCCCGCGCAGCCCCGGCCACGCTTGCGCCACCGGCCGCGCTACCACCTCCGGCAACCGCTCCTTCGTCAACTTCCGCCGCGCCGCAACGCCGCCCGCCATTGCGCCCTTCGCCCGCTGCCGCGACGAGCACTTATCACAGAACCGCGCGTTCTTGCTCCGATGCGCGATGCTGGCGCCGCACGGGCATTTCCGCTCCGCATTGGCCGCCGCGGCCGCCGTCATCCTGCATGGCTTGCACGCCGCGTGCCGCTTGTCGTTTCCGACGAGCACGCAGTTGCACACCCGGCAAGGTTGCGCAGTTTTCGCCCGCGCGGCGGCTTGTTCGTTGTTCCGCTCGATTTTCCCGCACGGGTGGCAGATACTGCGCCCCGGCTTGTATCGGTCGGATTCCGCCCATACGGGCTCTTTGCATTTCGGGCATGGGTCGCCCGCTGTCCATTTCTTTCTCATTTGCTCCCTTTCGTTTTCAGGCCGTCGGCATTGGCCTGGTGTTAGAATTTCAGCCCCGCGCGTTCAGCAAGGACTCTAAACGCATACGCACCCTGGAGTACCACCACGCCGTTTCCACCGGCGCGTAATCGGTCCACCCTGGAGGCAGCGACATTAACCAATCCACGAAGTTCGGATTCAACCGCCGGCGCGAGGTCGGGGAACTCGGCGAGGATTCGCTGCCATGCTGCGGCGTCTCCCGGTCCTGGTGGGAATAATCCGATGTCCGCGCCTGCTGATCCAACCCCATCTCGTTCTTCCGGTCCCCGCCCCGACATCGGAAGCTGTCCGTAGCTGGCGTCTGCCACCACGCCGCCTGCTCGTTCAGGTCGATGGTCCAGCCCTGCTCCAACTTCCGCTGCGTCCGTGGTGAATCCGGCGTTGACGGGTTGTGGTCGTCCCGGCAATTCGGCGTTGCCCACTGCCGAGTCGCCCCCGTCAGCGAGTCCACCGCGCCCGGATGGTTCCCGCAACTCTCCGAGTCCTCGCTGCGGGGCGTAGGCCATGCCGTTGCTTGCGATGGTAGCCCTTGAAAGCAGTGGTCCCCGCGATCCCCCATGCGCTTCACAAACGTCTCGGATTTCTCCTCGAATTGCTCCGCCCGTGGCGTAAGCCAAGATGAAAGCCCGGTCGCGTCGATGCGGGGCGCCAACATCGGACGCTCGAATAGTTCCCCATTCCGCATTGAACCCGAGCGCGGCAAGTTCTCGCAGTACGGTTCCTCCTGTTGGAAAAGCGAGAACTGGCGGGACGTTTTCAATAAAGACCCATCTGGGCTGAACTTCGCGAATGATTCGGACGTACTCGAAATACAGTCCGCTGGCGTCTCCGTCGAGCCCGGCTTGTCGTCCGGCCACGGACAGGTCGGTACATGGGAAGCCTCCAATGATGCCGTCCACTCGGCCATTAAACGCGCGGCCGCCGAAGGTTCGCACGTCAGACCAGATAGCAGCGTCTGAAATACTCCCGTCTTCAGCACGCGCCGCCAGGATTCCGGCCGCAGGTATTTCCCTCTCCACGCGGACGAGCGTGCAAGTTCCTCCAGTAGCGATATCGACGGCGACGTCAAGCATTCCTGCGCCGGCAAACAAACTGATCGTGGTACTTTCAGCCACACTTTTTACTCCCTTTCCTCCCCCCGTGTCGGCAAACCGGGGATTACTGCTCGTTCTTTATTGCGTCCCGTTCATCGGCCTCGTACTGTGCGCCCTCGACAGCCCAGCGCTTCCGCTGCTCACGCGGCGCCGATGGGTACTCGTCGGCGTAGACGCGCTCCAGTTCGGCGATGCGGGCGAGGGCCGGCGGTTGGCGGGTCATGCGCGGCGCTCCTTCTCCCACTCGGCCCGCGCCACTGCTATCCATTGGCCGCTAGTCCATTCCGTGCCCTCTTGATCGCGTTGCCTTCTGACTGCCTCACGTTGTGGCTCGTTTGCCTCCGTAAACCACCACTGCAGCAGCTCCAGCGCCTCAGCGCCCATCTCTCTCGCCGCGTCCCAGTCGTCCGGGCCGACCAGCTTTTTGTACCGCAGCACCTCCGCCGCGCGTGCGGGGGTCATCGGGATACTCCAGTAAAGCCAAGCACGCCAACTAAACGTGGCTTCCATTTTTTCGCCGGGTATTTGTCGGCATGCCGCTGCGCCGCTTCAAGGCTCAAGAATAAAAACAGGTCGTCCTCGGTTCCCATAATTCCTTCCTCGTTTTCCAGTACATACGGCTCTGGTTTAAACGTCATGCCCCCCACCTCCACAACCCAGCCCCAGCGCCCGTCGCGCTGATCGACGGTGATGGCGGTGAGCATAAAGACGCCCTCGACCACTTCGCCACCGGACAGCTTCACCAGGTCGCCGGGCTGGCCGTAGGGGCACAAGTGGACCAACTGGCGCGGGTGACCTTGCGGGTGATTGATGGTGTGGCTCATAGTTACTCGCCCCGCCCGCCAGAACCGCCGCTCTCCGTTGGCGTAGGCGATGGATTCGGCTCGGGTGAGTCTCATGGTCTTCATACTGGTCCTCCACTGGCACGGTAGAGTGCTTGGGCGAGGCCGAATGGTCCTTCAGCGGAGCTTATCGGAGAGCGGCATGGACCATCGCAATAGGCTGTTTCTGGCTCAGAGTTATCTGCGTGATCAATGGCCGAAAACACGCGGTATGACCGACCAACTAGCTTCTTCCGCCACGCCTCGGCCGCCCGGATGCAGGCGGCGGGGTCGGTATTGTAGGCGGCGACGGGCTTCCACGGCCCGTAAAAACGGATCTCGTGCGGCTCCGCGCCAAACTCGGTCGATACCTCCAGTCCCTCGCAGTGCTCGGCAATCCATGCATCGTGCGCTCTTGTCCAATTCATGCGATCCAATCCTTTCTGCGCTCGATGGCGCGGAGTGCCACACGTTTTCTGATGTGATTCGCCAGCGCCTCAGCTTTTGTTCGCATCGGTCACCTCCGGTATATCGGCCAGTCGCTTCGTTAGAGCCGCGTTTATCCGCCGCGCTTCGGCAATCGCCATCTGAGCCGCCGCTTCCACATTGTCAGCGGCACCGATAAGCTGGCCCATTGCCATTACGTCAAATAACCCCGTGCGGTAAGTAAACGACAACTCCAGCACTCCGACTAGTTTCACCATATAGCACTGGTAATGCTCTCTCCATTTCACCCCGGCAATCTCTACCGTCTGCGGAGATGGCATCTTGAAATATCTGCTCATAGCTTCACCTCCTGCGCGGCTTCAACGGCGGCGATGGCGGTGGGGCCGCTACCAGTAGATCGGCCACCTGGCCCAAAATACCACTTAGCCCCTTGCGGCCAGTTCCGGCGTTCAATCATCGGGTTGCTACTCCGCTCCACCTTCGCCCAAGCCGCCGCGCAGCGGGCGAGGTCGGCGATGTCCTGCGAATCGAAATACGCGCCAAATCCATTGCTCGTGTCTTCGATGGCCTCGTTGCAGCGGTATACGAGGGCCTCCAGCCGTTTAGCGTCCATTGGTGGCCTCCAGTCGGTCGGCTTCGGCGTTACAGAACCGGGCCGCCAAGTCTCGGTTGTGGTAGCTCAATTCGCTTTTCGCGGTCGCCATAAAGAGCCGCGCCATTTCTTTTAACGCCTTCGCCTTAATCCGTCCCAGCGACTGCGGTGGGGTGCGGACGAGGGCGGACGAAGCATCTCTACCCGCAGTTACGACCACCGCCCACATCGACGATTCAGAGTAGCCGTTGACGGGCGGTTTTGAGTTCTGCCTTACCCAATCAAACTGGACTCGCGCTAGATCCAGCGCCCCGCGAAGGTCTTCGGCGTGCGCCTGGGCCTCGTCGCGCTCCCGCTCCGCCGCCGCGATCACCTCCGCCGCTAGATACTCGCGCTTCCGCGCTTCCCGTGTGATCGCCGCGTCCCGATTCTCCGCCGCCCAGGCCGCGATGTAGTTCCACGCCTGCGCCCGCGTGGGCTTCCATCGCAGGTAGGCGCCGCCGCCCAGCAAAAACAGTCCAATCGTTGCTATTTCCATGTCCCTCTCCTATTCCGCCGCCGGCCGCGTCGTCTTGCGGCCAAATTGGTACTTCGCCAACTCCGCCAACGGGCAGATATACCGTTGCAACTGCCAGGCTTCCGTCCGCGCTTGCGCCGCCCATGCTGCAGGTAGCGGCCCACGGATCTTCCGCCATCGCCACGCGGCCATATACGCGCGTCGGTGGCATTGGTGGCACTCTCCGCAATGGCATGTTTCGCGTGGCATATCTCTCCTTTGTTTTCAGCGGGCCAGTGACTCCCCGGCCCGCCTAGAATTCAAATCCATCCAACAGGTTTTCAGTGGTTCGTGACGGACTACCTCTTTTCTGGGAGCTTTTCGCGCCCGGTCTGCCGTCCCGCGCGGATTTCCGAGATCGTGCGCTAATTTGGAACGGCAGGCCGCGGGCGGTTGCCCACGGGGATCAGAAGGGCAGGTCGTCGTCTCCTACCGCGAATGGGTCCGAGTTCGCCGGCCGCGCAGCAAACGGGGATGCCGATGCCGACGCCCGCGCAAATCCACCACCACCGCCAGCCTTCGGTTTGCAAATCACCTGCGCGGACGTGTCGCCGTAGTTGTTGACTTCGGCCATCACTGACGCTTGCTGGCCGATCAGCGTCTTTTGGATGTGAAGCAGCCACGTTTCCGGGTGGACCAATCCTTCCTGATTGCACCCAAACTGCTTGCAGCGGATCTGCGCCGCCTCCCATTGCGGCACTTTGCTTGCCGCCTTGTCGTCGGGATTATTGACAAGCGAGGCCGTCAGCCACCACACGCCCGTGATCGATCCACGGTCGGACACTTCAACGGTGATCTGAAGGCCCGGCGTGCCCTTCTTTTCGGACTTGATGTAGTCCACGGCGCTGATGGTGCCCGTATACCATGCGCCATGCTCAAACATTCG